AAAAAATAATAATAATAATAATAATAATAATAATAATAATAATAATAATAATAATAATAATAATAATAATCTAAAAAGAAATAGAATTAAAAAGTAATATCATTATATACAAAGAGTATGCCTGGTGGAATACTAAATTTAGTTTCTTATGGAAATCAAAATGTAATGTTAAATGGTAATCCATCAAAGACAATGTTTAAATGTAAATACTCTAAATATACCAATTTTGGATTACAAAAATTTAGAACTGATTTTGATGGACTACGAACGCTTCGCCTTAATGAGTCATCTCATTTTAAGTTTAAGATTTCAAGATATGCCGAATTATTAATGGATACTTATTTAGTTGTGTCGCTACCTCATATATGGAGTCCTATATTACCACCAAATTGCGTTGATAGACATCAATGGCGACCATATGAATTTAAATGGATAAAAAATCTTGGTTCACAAATGATTAAAGAAGTTAAATTTACAATTGGTGGTCAGATTATTCAAAAGTTTTCTGGAAGTTACTTACAAAATTTAGTTGAACGCGATTTTAATGAGAGTAAAAAACAACAATACTATAATATGACCGGTAATGTTAATGAGTTAAATGACCCTGCCAATTCAGGAACACGTGTTAATGTATATCCAAATGCATATTATGATGGCGATGATTCTATGTTAGGAACTGAACCATCTATACGAGCAAGAAAATTATATATTCCTTTAAATGTTTGGTTTACATTAGCAGCAAAAATGGCATTTCCATTGGTGAGTTTACAATACAATGAACTAAATATTGAAATTGAGATGAGACCGATTAACGAATTATATGTTGTGAGAGATGTAACCAATCCTGATATGAATTATATTCAAGCAAATCAAACAATAGATGAATTTCAGTTCTATCGATTTATTCAACAACCACCAAACGTTGAATTAGATTATACATCTTCAGATAAGCGAACAAATTGGGCAGCAGATGTCCATTTAATAAGCACTTATGCCTTTTTATCAGAAGAAGAGATGCAAGTATTTGCTGCTAATCATCAACAATATTTAATAAAAGAAGTATATGAATATTCATTTCCTAATGTGACTGGCACAAAAAAGGTTAAATTAGATAGTTTAAGTATGGTTGCAAATTGGATGTGGCATTTTCAACGCAGCGATGCTTATTTGCGCAATGAATGGTCTAATTACAGTAATTGGCCTTATAACTATTTGCCATCTGATTTAAAAAATCCTTCGGAAAATAATGGATTTGATAAGATATCTCTATCGTGTGGTGATTATACACCGGCGATTGATCCAAGAGGCGTTGGTTGTTTTACGGGGCAAAATAATGCACCATCAAATATTTATGTCACTGGACGTTATAATGTTGGAAATCAAAAAGACATTATGCAAACGTGGTCATTGCTGTTAGATGGAAAATACCGCGAAAATGAATTTGATGCAGGTGTTTTTAATTACGTGGAAAAATATTCGCGTTCATCTGGAAATTCGCCAGATGGACTGTATTGTTATAACTTTAATTTAAAAACAGATCCGTTTGATTTTCAACCAAGTGGCGCAATGAATATGAGTAAATTTAAAGATATTCAATTTGAATTCAATACATTTCAACCTCCACTTGACCCATCGGCACAAGTATTTACTGTATGTGACCAAACAACCGGCGATATTATTGGTGTAAATAAACCAACGTGGCGTATATATGATTATAATTTTGATTTAACTGTATTTGAGGAACGATTTAATATTTTGACATTTACTGCAGGAAATGCTGCTTTAATGTATGCTAGATAAATGGTTATAATGAAGTTATAATAATAAAATAATCCTAGACTAGATATACAATTACAAATAATAATAATATAAAAAAATTATATTATGATTTTTAAATTTATGAAAGATTATTATTCAAGTAAATAATTTACTTGGCGGCGGCACCCTTGGCGGCGGCCTTGGCGGCAGCAGCACCCTTGGCGGCAGCGGCAGCGGCGGAAGCGGCCTTGGCGGCACCCTTGGCGGCGGCGGCGGCCTTAGCAGCGGAGGCACCCTTGGCGGCAGCGGCGGCCTTGGCGGCACCCTTGGCGGCGGCCTTAGCGGCACCCTTGGCGGCAGCGGTGGCCTTGGCGGCGGTGCGCTTAGCATTCTTAATAGTGGCGCGCTTAGCGGCGGCGGCGCGTTTAGAAGCAGCGCGCTTAGCGGCGGCGGCGCGCTTAGCAGTTTTGTTTACCTTAGGAGAACCTTTTCGAGAACCTTTACGCGAATGAACCATTTATATATATAATTAACAAAAAAATATTATTTATAATGATTAATGTTGATATAAATAATATTTATACTAAATCTTTTTATATTAAAATATATATAAAATTATTTTGATTATATAAAATTATTTTGATTATAAAAAATTATTTTGATTATAAAAAAATATTTTGATTATAAAAAAAATATTTAAAATTACCAAATAGTATCACTTTTCCACCACATACCATCAGTTTTCTTAATTCCATAAATTTGCTTAAATAATTCTAAACGAGCCATTGCACAATTTACTCTATATTTTTCTAAAGGATGTGGATTCGTTTTTAATTGTGCTTGAATTGCCTTTTTATAAATTAATTGTTGTCCTTGAATTGCTAAATTCATATAGAACTTCGCTAAATTCATTTTCTTCATTTTAACCAACTCATCGTTAATAACTTGATTGTCTAATAAATACCCTTCAACTAACGCCATCCCCGAAATATCTGCTAAACTTTCACCCGCACTCATTTCTGCATCAAATATAATTCCGTCTCTTTTTGCAAATATTTCATATTGATTAATAACATCTTTCACCTTTTCTTTAAATGCCTTTCGGTCAGCGTCCGTCCACCAGTTATTTAAATTTCCATCTGCATCAAATTTACTACCAGTATCATCTAATGCATGTGATAATTCGTGTCCTAAGGTATAACCAATATACACTAAATTATATTCTAACCCTCTCTCTTCTAAATCAATAAACGGTTTTTGTAAATACGCTAAAGGAACATAGATAGAATTACTATTGGGTCTATAATATGCATTAACCATATAGCATTGAGTTCCAACTAATTTAAATGCGTTCCAGTCAAATTCTGGTACATCAACAATAGGTTTGCCTTCAAGTTCTATATATTTTTTATGTTTCCAACGAAGAAGTAAACCAACATTGTATAAAGGATCGTCTGGTTTATAATCAAATATAGGGTCATAACGTAAATTTTGAGGTGCCCCAACCAGAATTTCTAATTTATTCAATTTTGCTAAAGCAGCGTTCTTTGTTTTTGGGGACAACCATGTATTAAGTTTTATTTTTCCAATAAATAATTGTTTCAAATCATCAGTTAAACGTTTCACATAATTTACGTAGAGCGGATTATAATTATGTTTAACATATTGTTCTGATAAGAAGGTATTAAACATTAAAGACAAAGCAAATAATGGATAAATTTCTTTAGGCATTTGCGACGGTTGTCCTTCTAAAAACTTGTGATGAAAGTTGTAGTGGATATGGCGCAACGAATCTTCAAATCGTATCATTTGCTTAAATTGAATAAATAAAAAGTAAGTTTGCCATTTTTTAGAGTTCCAATTGTCTTTTAATAATCGCGTCATGCATTTAAATCCATTCAAGTTAGTAATAACCACTTCTTTGGGTATGGTTTTATAACCGAGTTTTTTAGAAAAGGTATCCCAGTCAAATCCATATGTTTTTTCTAAAGTATTTGTTTTAACCTTATTATAAAAGTTGGGATCGGTTTTAATATGTTCATCGCAACCCATTGCCAATAACATATCATATTCAACGTCCCAAATATCTTGTGCATTATATTCCTTTGCCCTCTTTTCACCGAGACAAGCAACAAATACTTCATCAATATATTTCAAGTATTCTCTCTTTACCTTACTTTTGTATTTCTTGGTTTCGGCATCATCCGTATCTAGAGTATTAATGTATATCAAATAATCATATATACCTAATTTACCGAAAGAAACGTGACTAATATATTTTTTCACATTCTTTTCATCAGGATTTAAATACCATTGAATTGGAGAGTATAAAGAAATTGTTTCATTTGAATTAATCATTGCCAATAATCCATACATATCATCTGATTGAATAAATCCATCTAATTCATCCACAACTGCATCAACGTGCTTAAGCATAGTTTTACGCGTATCATTATAGAGTGATTTATATACAGTATTAATTGCAATTGCCGTTTTATCTTTTGGATTTTCTTTGATATATGTCTTCATATAATCAATCAATTTGTGATAGACTTCTTCTTGAACAATACGAAAGTGGTCATATTGAACATAATAATTTTTATCCTTATCACTCTTTTTTTCAATATCATGACTTTTGAACCACTCATCATTTACATAAGTATAATAATCATTCTTTATTAAATGAATCACTTTAGGTAAATTTATTTGGGCAAAATTGTCTTTCAAGAAAGCAGTATATTTTTCTTTATATGTTTTTAATGTTTTATACTTTGGATTTTGTCTAAATTTATCTCTCACCTCTTTGAATTTTTCTACATTATTTGGATTTTTGTAAAAGTTTCCCTTATACATACTAAATTGTCCAGTAGAACATATTTCCCCCATTTGAGGATCAGTATAACAACGCTTTTCGGTTTTACTCTTATGCTTGTTACTCTTATGCTTGTTACTCTTATGCTTGTTACTCTTATGCTTGTTACTCTTAATTACACCAATTTTACTTGTTTTATTTATTACTTTTTTATGGTATTTTTTGGTGTGGTTGGTCATTATATATATTAGTTATAAATAAACATATTCACATATTAACCATTTTATGAGTTGCTAATATGTGGACATGTTGATATATTTTTATTATTTATAATTTATATATAATTAATGTCTTCTAATTTATTTGAAAGTGATATAAAAGATGATATAGATTCAGAAGTTATCGACGAAGAAGATGACGACGATGAACCTAAGGAATGGGACGATTCTACTAGTTGGACTTCATTTGCTAAATCTGTATTTATTTATTTTATTTTAACAATATTTTATGCATTTTTTTCATCTGGATTTGTATGGTTAACATCACGTGGAAGTGATTTAGATTATATTTTACCAACAAACGAAGAATTTTATACTGCACCAACTTATGAAACAATGAAACAAGGACCATCTAGTGAAATAAACTGTAATGAAACACCGAGCGGTTCATATGCTGCATTTGTAGATAATTTTCCATATAATATGATAGTTACAAAAGGTTCTTCGCCAGAAGAATTAGCAGGATTATCTAAAACGGAACGATTAATGAATTGGTATGGTAAAACTGTTGCTGGTTGTTTTAAAACAAATCGTGGTTGGTTTAAATGGTATTTAGATTGCTTTCCACCGGGGGAAGGTTTATTTGGTAACCAAACATTTCAAATATTTATTGCTTTCCCTTTTACAATCGTTGTTATTGGATTTTTATCATTAGGAACTGGGTTTTGGTCCGCTTTTGGATCTGCAACTTCTGCAGATATGAAAGTTACCGTATGGGGTGGATTTTTGTTATATGCATGGGGATTATGTTTTGCATTAATGGGATTAGTAACAGCACGTTTTTTAGCAACAATATGCTTTTATCCAATGAGTCAGGCATGGAAGGATGTTGCTAATATAATGGCATGCAATATCACATCATTTGTTGTTTTATTTGGATTCTTTTGTTGTGGTGCAGCATACGATACATTGGATGAATCAATAGCAGGAATTATGGGTATTGTGTATATAGTTCTTATTTGTTGGAATATATACAAAAATGCAATTAACTATTTTGTAGATAATCCTGGTTCAACAGGTACTGGTCGTTCAACAAATATAGACCTTTTTATATAATTGTAATTTATTGTCAATAATATGTAATTATATGTAAATCTAAAATTAATATATAAAAAGGATTATTTATTAATTTTAATGGGTAAAAATAACAAGAAAAAAAATAATAAAAATAATTCTGGTAAATCGGAAAGTTCAATGCCGTTTGTTAGTGTATGCACACCAACGTTTAATAGACGCCCATTTATAATGTCCATGATAAAATGTTTTCAACACCAAGATTATCCCAAAGAGAGAATTGAATGGATTATAATTGATGATGGAACTGATAAAATCGGTGATTTGGTAAAACATATACCACAAGTAAAGTATTTCGCTTATGATAAAAAACTTTATTTGGGGAATAAACGGAATATTATGCACGAAAAGTCAAAAGGTGATATTATTGTTTACATGGACGATGATGATTATTATCCACCAGAGAGAATATCACATGCGGTTGATAGACTAGTAAACACACCTCATGCTTTATGTGCTGGTAGTAGTGAAATTTATATTTATTTTAAACATATTCAAAAAATGTATCAATTTGGACCATATAAACAAAGTCATTCTACTGCCGGGACGTTTGCTTTTAAACGCGATTTGTTGAAAATAACACGGTATGAAGATAATGCTGCTTTGGCAGAAGAAAAACATTTTCTAAAAGATTATACTATTCCCTTTGTTCAATTAGACCCATTAAAAACAATTTTGGTTTTTTCGCATATTCACAATACATTTGATAAACGTCGTTTATTGGATAATTATAATCCAGATTTTACAAGAGAAAGTAATAAAACAGTTGATATGTTTGTTAAAGAACCGGAATTATATGATTTTTACTTTAATTCTATTGAAAATGCTCTTAAGGATTATGAACCTGGACGCCCTAATATGAAACCTGATGTTTTGGCACAGATGGTCGCTATTGAAAAAAAAAGAAAAAAGGACATGGAAGAAGCACAAGCAAAAGCAGCAAAAAATGGACCAACGATTACATTTACACGAGGAGATGGGATTCCACAAGAATTAACATTAGAACAAGTTGTTGGTATTTTACAGCAACAACAAACACAAATTAATCATTTAACTAATCTTTTGAAAGGAAAGGATGAAGAAATTAAATTGTTGACTGACATTTTAAATAATAATCAAACTTCGATAAATATATAATTATACGAAAATTATAAACAAAATTATAAACAAAATTATAAACAAAATTATTATTAAACAATATAAAGATATATGCTAGTTAAATAGTATTAATAAGCATAGTTTCACAATGACCACATATGACAACGACACCACCAACGACGGATTGTATGAAATGTTTAATGAGGATAAGGTTGCTTCTCGGAATGGGTCTAATAAAAATGGACGACGCCGTTATTATCCTTCAAATAAACCACAATCCTTAGTTAGAAATGCACAAACGGGTATTCCTTACAGTTTTAATGTTGGTTCAAAGGAACAACAACAACTATTTAAGACTGTGGATACTACCGGTGTTTGCGATGAAGATGGATATGTATTTCCGCGTCAATCAAATACCAGTAATCCAAATACAAACCATTTGTTTTATGATACACCAGAACAGTGTATGACTCATTTGCGAATTTCATTTGAAAGAAGTTTTATTGAGAAATGGCACGAAGCACGACGTGAACAGTTGTAATAAATGAATAATAATTAAATGAATAATAATTAAATGAATAATAATTAAATGAATAATAATTAAATTGTATATAAACATAATTATTTTTATACAATTAATACTATGGATATATCATCAGATACAATAAATAAACAAAACTATATTGTATTTATACCAAGTGGACGTTTGGGTAATGCTATTTTTCGTTATATGGCGTGTGCTCTTTTGAATACAAGTAATCCAATAATGGCATCCCATAAATATACACTACAAACCGATTTAAAAACCCCACATTCATTGTTTGATTTTTACAATGGATTGGATTGTGAAGGGAATGATATTGGGTTTATAAACACAAGTAAACGTTCAATTTCAGATATAGAAAACCATTGCAGAGATAACTACACTATTATGGGGTTTAATACACTAGGATATATAAAACATACAATTGATATTAATCGATTGAAAAAAAATAAGTATATTAACGATAATAATGGACACGGTATTTATGTAAAAAATACTATTCGTATAACAGATACAAATTTTATGAATATTTTTTATAATAATAACAATTTAGAAAATGTTAATGTTTTAATGGATGGTTATTTTCAGATTGGTCATCTTTATTTAAAACATAAACCTCAAATAATAAATTATATGGAAAAATATAAAAACGAACATAAAATACAAACCGATAGAAATGACACTTATTTTATAAAAGATTTATTAAATGATATTGTATTAACTTCTGATAAACTATATGATGTTGTTATTCATATAAGATTAGGTGATTTCAATGACCGTCCAGATTTTATAGAATTAAAATATTACCTTAAATTATTTGAGTCGCTCCCAATATCAAAACACCAATCCATATGTCTATTACATGAACCAATAAATACATTTAAGGATCGTCGATTTATTCAAGAATGTATCATGTGGTTTGAAGAACGCGATTTGCCAATTACCACTGAAACAAATTCTCTCTTAATTGATTTTAATATTATGAAACAATGTAAACTTCTTGTCTGTTCAATGAGCACACTTGCTTGGAGTGCTGCTTATCTATCCAAGCACATTGAGTTATGTTATATGCCAAATTATAATTTTTTTAAAACAACAGATACTACGACGACATTGGATCGGTCAAATTTTTATTTTAGTTTGCCAATTGAAAATACAATACTATACGATGTATCCACAACATCGCCAAAAATAAATAATATTAAATCACTTATATTAACATTGCCGAAATACGCTCATCGTTTAACAAATCTAGATAAATTAATACAAGGTTTGGAAAAAATAGGATTAAGAACAAAATTATTTAATGGTGTATATGGTAAAGATATTGTAGTTGTGAATGATAATGAAAAACAAAATGGAATGGAAACAATTACATGGAGGGATTCAACATATAATTATAATAAAAATGTAAGATTAAATAGGAAGCGTATGATGCTTGGTGAGTTTGGATGTGTATGGAGTCATATTAATATTTTTAAGGAACTATTGAAAACCGAAAAAGGAAAAGGAAAAGGAAACAATAATGATAATGATAATGATAACGATAATGATAACGATAAT